CCCATATGCATAGAGCCATAACCCCCCTGCTGTTGAGCGGGGTTGCTGATCATGGTCGTATTAGTTGTTGGAGCGGAAGCGTAGGAAGCCATGAGAACCTCTTAGACGAACTTGCCCTTGGTTTTACCCTTGGTCACACATCCGTCAGCACGCTTGGAAGCGGAAGAGATAGAGCCCCCTCCTGCTTTTTTAACGGGCTTCTTGGGCTTCTTTGGCGCTGATTCTGCGCCATACCCAAACTGACGCCACTCAGGAATGACCGACGTATCCGGCAACATAGACCGGGGGATCAGGTCATCCGCAGGGGAGGGCGTAGGGGCGGGCTTTTTGTCCTTTTCTGCCATTAGCAGTACCCGCCCTTATTCATCTTGACCATCGTACCCTTGGTCTTGCCCTTGCTGGCGATACCATCCGCGCCCTTGCGGAACACCGAACCGCCTTCACGCATCTTGACCATAGTGCCTTTGGTCTTGCCCTTATGAGCAACGCCGTCAGCGCCCTTGCGGAACACCGAACCGCCCTTACGCATCATAGCCTGCGTGCCGCCAGCCGCACCCATACCACTTACCGGGTTGGCAGCGCCACCAGCGACAGGAGCAGAAGGACGGGGAGGGCTCGCCATCACTGCACGCTGAGCAGCACGGGGGTCACCGCCGGGCTTATAACCCTGATACTCTCTACCCAACTTCGTAGCAATACGCTGCGATGAAGCCGCTTTCTGAGCGGCCGTCATACCACCAGCCGCGAACTTCCGCATCTTCTTGCCTTCCATTTCAGCTTCTTCGTGCTTAATCATGGACTTTGGAGCGCCTTTCTTTTTCATGAACGACACTTCCTTCTTCATCATTGCCTTTGACTCTTTCATAGGTCCTCCAGAACCAAATTTACGGCCTTTGTCGGCCTTCATAAACTCTTTTCCGACTTTCGACGGAATCCCTAGACGCTTAGCCGCTTCCGGGTTGTTAGCGACTAACGCCATCAATCTGTGCTGTTTACCCGACTTGCTGGGCATTGTGGCTTACCAAACGGTCGATCTTTTGTTCCAGCCGGTCAAGCCGGTCAAGAAGCATCTGTGCATCGGCCCGCACTTCAGCACGGGTAACATGGTCACGGGCTACTTCTTCACGCGTCCTGTTAAGCAGGATGCCGAGTCGTTTGAGTTCTTCAAACTTCTCTCTTACGACAAACCCCAAAATAGCCACAATCCCCGTAAGCACCATGTTCCAAACCAACATTTCCATATCAGCAATTCCACGCTCTTAGGGACTTGTTGATACGGCTGTTGGGGTCTTTAGCGGTCTTGGCACTCGTAAGTTTTCGCTTCATACCCTTCATGCGGGCACAGAACGAATCACGACGAGCACCGCCCTCGGGTTGAGGCCGCTTCAGACCCGGTTTGCCGGGATTGGCTTTGTTGTAGGAAGCCCGACCTTTGGCATTTAAGCCGCCAGCCGGGTTTTTGCCTTCCTTACGCTGCCATGCGGGCGACTTAGGCATAAAATACCATCACCGAGGCAATGTCCGTGACATCAACGTAAACGTTTGTCTGGAACAATAAGCCTTCGCCGGGCATCAGGATGTAGTCCGGAGCGGTAGACGACGCGAGGGTATTAATGGTCGCCTTGACCACCCCCGAAGCGCCACCGTCCTTGAACACCACACTGCCTGCACCGGCTGCGGGGATGATGTAGATAGCCTTTACGCGGCAACGACCGAGGGGATTAGTCGCCTGATCAGCGATAAGCCCGTCAGTAGTTCGAACCGCACTAGCTAATACATCTGTTTGCATAGCCATTAGCGGCTCCTATTAGGCGGACAGTACGATCACACCGTAAGTCGCGGCAGCGGGGTCAACCGGCGAACCTGTGATGTTACTAGCACGAATAGTGACCGTGTTAGCCGCTGAAACAAAGGCGTTAAATACGAGGCCCGCAGCGGGTGCCGCCGGAAGAGCCATAATCACCTCGTCACCTGCCGCAGCGCCGGTAACCGTGATGGTTAAGTCGGCTTGAGAAGCAGCAGAAATTGAACCGAAGTTAAGCGAAGCTGAGGCGCTGAGAACTTTAGAAATCGTAGCGCCTGAACCAACAATGAACCCGTTCTGCGAAACGACCGGGCCGGAAAACGTAGTAGTAGCCATTTAAATATTCCTCACATGCGAGTAGTGCTTATCAGTCTGCATGTCGTCAGTCGGGGCTGTCTGATAAGCGGATTTTTCCCGATAGCGACTATATACACCCAATATCCTTAAAAGGAAAGGGGGGCCGAAGCCCCCCAATCCAGTCCTATCAGGACGCGCCCGGCGAACCGAACATGCCCAGCGGATCCGACCAGCCGAAGCTATAACGCTCGCGGCTCTTGTACCGGACGTTGCCGGTGTCGAAATCGCCGTCCATGCTGTTTTGCAGCGGGGTACGGACAAAGTGCTTCATGCCGTTCGGAACGTCGGTCGTCAAGAACCAAGCGTTCGTGTCGGTCAAGAAGTGGTTAACGGTGTAACCACCCGGAATCGACCCCATCGCCTTCAGCGCGTTGATGTCGTTATCAGCAGTCGCAACACGGAGTTCCGTGTCGAGGAGCCGCTTGGCAACGAACATCAAGGCCGGGGGAACGATGAGCTTACCGGGCTTCGCCGCGATCAAGAGACCGCGTTCGTCGGTCCAACCAGCAATCTGAATGACAGCCGCTTCAAGCGAGGTCTCGTTGAGGTCCGAGGCCGTCAAACGGTTGCTGTTGGTGCCACCCGAGACAAGCGGATGCGAGGCCGAGAACAACGGCTGTCCGTCACCACCCGTGTAGGCAGCGGCGAAACCATTGTTAAGGACCGAGGCAGCCTTAACTTGCTTCGTGTACGCCATAGCGCGAGCAAGAGCCTTCGTATAACGCTTGCTGAGCGAGTCGTACAGGTTGTCTTCAACCGCTTCTTCCGTGATGGAGAAGCCGAGAGCAATCGTCTCGTGGTTGTAACGAGCCGTCCAAGCTTCCTGCGCGTTATCGTACGCAATGGCTTGGCCTTCCGGCTTGACCGGGGCAGCGGAGAATCCGCTCAGCTTCGTCTCTTCTTCGAAGGAACGCTCGGAGGTCTCAGTCTCGTAGATCTCCTTGTGCTCTTCGCCGTACTGCTTGTACTCCAGACCGAACAGGGCGTTCAGGCCGGGAAGCAGCTCTTTCAGTAATTGTGCACGTGAAATAGCCATTTCTTAGAACTCCCTATTAGGTGCCCGACGCGTTGTTATACGCGTGGTAGCCAGCGTTAAACTTGACGACAAACTCGACAATGTTTCCGCTGCTGTTAGCCGAATCGGTCACGATATCAACCACACGGAACGGCAACGAGGTCGCTACGTTGTTGATAAAGACGCCCATCTTGCTGTCACCCGTGACCGAAGAACCCGTGTTGAGGACGAGTTCCGCGTTCGTGCCAAACGAGTTGGCGCGGGAAACATAAGCCGGGAGAAGACCGCCCGTGGTGCTGTTCGCAACGTTGCTCGTCACGTTCACAACCTTGAAGAGAGCGTTCGGATCATCACAGACATAAGCCGTGATGTCGTCAGCCGCAACGCTACCGGGGTAGTACTGCGAGAAGAGCTTCTGCTTCGTGGTCGGGTTGGTGTACGAACATCCGAGGAACACACCGATCACACCCGCAATCGGGGAGGAATCGTTCTGAAGGGTCGTGATGATGACATTTCCCGACGAGTTCAACTGGACGACATCACCGTTATAGATGGCGGTGCCGTAGTTGTTCCCAATCGCGATCTGTCGAGTAGCACCCGCAAACGGCAAGCCGCCGATCAGATTGACCGGTTTCAAGCCATAAGGGGCATCAACAGTGGGGTAAGCCATTTGATACTCCTAAAATAAGTTTATTTGCCTTTGCCAAACGAGGTCGTGGAGCGTCGTTCATTGAACAGCGGCATCCGCTCGTCGTTCAGCCTCATAAAGTTGTTGTCCACAGACTGTATCTGAGACTGGGCTTGGCGAGCGTAATAATCATCACGCTGCTTCATCAGTTCAGCCGGAGCCTTACAGAGCAACAACCCACCAATCTCAATGTTGTCTTTAAAACGACTATTGGGATCGGATTGCATCATCAATTTGGGTTGTTCAGAAGCCTTAACGGGCTCCCAACCTTCCCGAAACTTTGCGGACGTATTCAACGGGTCAGATGCACCCATAATAGAAGTCCGAATCCACCTGAACACCCAACCATCTTGCGGCTCCGGTTCAGGGAGCTTCTGAGGCGGGGTCCAAGCCATTTTGCGTTGCGCGGATTCGCGGGTTTCAAGTTCGCGAGCGAGTCTGTTTTCAGCCATGTTAGTTATCTCCAAGTTTCATTAATTCACGTGCGTACTGTTCATTGCTCAAGCCAAGCTTCTTGGCTATTGCAACTTGAGTCGGTGTCAGGCGGACCTGACGCGGCGCGGTTCCCCGCGTTACTGGAGCCACTACATTGGCTGCTTTTTGTGCGCGGGGCTTCTCCTCCCTACGGGGAGCTTCCTCCGACGTTTGCTCAGCGGCATCCTCGAAAGCCTCGGGGAATCGCTTACGCATTGTGGTATCGATCTGACGATAATACTCGTCGCCGTTAGGATCTATACCAGAACGAACTAACTTTTCGTGCAGGCCGAGCGCAAGTGCGGTCATCTCCTCATCTGCGCCAAACCACGTGTTCTTATTCCGCCAAGCTTCAGCTTTCTGATCGACTTGGGGTCGAACCGGGATTTGTTCCTGAACCTGTTGTTTTGTTTGTACACCCTCTTCTTTATCTTGTAAAGAGGGTTTAAATCGCTCCACTTCCTTAAGCCGCATTTTCGCATCGGTTAAGGCTTCTTGGGCGTCGGTAATCTTTTCGGCATCGCCAGACTCATAAGCCTGTTTCAAACGGTCCTTAACCGAGGCCAAATCGTTAGTAGCGGCACGGCTAGCCTCTTGGATATATACCTTGTGGCTATTAGTTAATCGCTGCTTAAGTTGGCGGTTTTCTTCTTCACGGGACTGGGCAAACCGAAGGGCCTCCTCACGCTCCCGTAGGGCACGCTCCTTCTCACGACGTTCGTCGTGCCAGACCTTTTTCATCTGGGAGAGGCGCTTTTTGACCTTTTCGGAATAATCCTCAAGGTCGTCCTTATCGAGTTCTTCCACTACGTCTTTAGGCAGCGGCTTGCGGCCTCGATCTTCTGGCGGGGTATCGTCCTCGATTTGAATCTCAAGGTTCTCTTCAGCAGGGGCGGCGGAAGCCTCCTCCTTTTCTACCTCGTCAGGGAATTTAAATTCTTCTTGCATAGGTCACTCCTTAAACGCGACGGATACCACGGGGGTCGTCAACTACTGCTTCCACCGTGTCGTCGTTAATGATGCGGAACTCTCGTCCGTGGATAACCAACCGGGTACCGGCATAGGGGCGGGTTAATACAAAATCCCCCTCCTTACACCAAGGACCAGTCGGGAAACGGTCTTTATCGCTATAGCAAAGGTCACCCATTTTGATGACGAATAGGACGACCGTAGTCATTTCCTCCGTCCTCTTGGTGTCCTCGGCTTTGATAATGCCGCCTTCGTATTCCTCTTCTACGTGCGGAATTGCACAGAGGATCCGGTATCCCTTCGGGGCTGGTAGTTGCGAAGCCTTTTTGGCCTCTTCTTGTGTCTTCTCAATATCAATATTACTCATCGTCGCGCTCCAAGCGTTTTGCAAGGTCTTTTATGTATCCGGTTGCGAGGTCAAGACCCTGAATAGCCCCACACAACCTTTTGTATTCACCTTCATCAAGTTTCCCCTGAATCAGGCTATCTACGATCAACGTGCGCTCCTCCTTGAGTTTGGAACTCAAGTAATCAAGAGCGTTGCTATACGACATGTGTTACTCCTTGTTTTGCGCGGCCTCCCGCGATTTTGCTATGTCGATACCCAAACGGGCACCTTCAATTTCCTGTTCCGCCTCAACACGAGTACGTTCAAGTTCAAGGCGGTCTGCGTTTGCAGCGGCGTCCATAAGGTCCTTCTGCTGCTTACGTTGTAGTTCGGCCTGCTGGATCTGCATCTCCATCTGGGCCTTCATCTGCTTGGTCTGAGCTTCCATCTGCTTGATCTGGAGGTCCATCTGCTGCATCTGGATAACCGGATCCTGCGCCTGCTGCTCGGCCTGCTGCTGTTGAACCTCGGCCTGATCCTTCTGAAGGACACGAGCGGCTGCGGCTGCGGCAAGTTGCGAGAGTTGAACCTCGATCTCAGGCGGCAATACCTGCTCGCCATCTGGCTCCTGCACGGGGGGCAAGGCAGCGCCCAACTGCTTCTCGATCTCGCGGCGGTACTGGAACGCCACGTGCTGCATAACATGCGCTTGGATAGCCCCCATGATCTGCTGCGCTTGGGGTCCCTGCCCAATCATCTGCATCATCTTCGGGTCTTGCATCAAAGACGTATGGACCTGAATGTGCGCTTCGTGGTCTTGGTATATAAACGCCTTGGTCGGCTTGCCAACAAGGAACGCCATGTTCTCGCTGATCGGATCAGACGGCTTCTGATCTGCCTCAACCGGAATAATCTTCGCCGCGTTCTTGACGCCCAGCGTCTCAATCATCTGACGGTGCAAGTACGGTAAGTCATAGATCTGCGGAGCAGACTGCGCCAACTGTATGACGGCTTGGTACTGCACAACCTTCTGCGACATCGTAGCCGCGTTCGGATCACTGACCGGGATGACATCAACATCATCGTAGTCAGCCTTCTTCGCACGGCGGTCACCAACTTCCGGCTCGTACGAATACTCTTCCGGGGTGTAGTCCCGAATAATGCCAGCAAGGAGCTTGAACTCCTGCTTCATCGCGTAGTACACGCGGGCCTGCACAGCCGACATTACTTTGAGAA